CGATCAATAATGGAATTGCAGTTGTGATAAATGTTCCGATTGCACTAGGAAGCTGTGTGATAATTCTTCCAATCGCCGGAATAAGATTCTGAAACAAAAATGTAGATGCGCTTGATGCCAGATCCATCATAGCCTGATTTACCTGATCCCGATTTCCAACCGACAGCTTTGCGATAAAATTTGTCCATGCTGCCTGCATCGTCCCAAATGATCCAGACAGAGTGCTTGCAGCTTCCAATGCCGTTGTTCC